TCTGTTTCTAATTGTGCAATTTCTTCATCGGTTAATTCAAGTATTTCTTGAACTCCAGTTGTGCAGTTGACAACTACTTTAGTTGGCTTTTCAGACATTTATTACCTCCAAATAATGCACCTTTAAGTGTTAAACTTATTATATCACATAATATTACTTAGTTATTAGGCCAGACTGAAGGCTTTCCCAGTATAAATTATAATAGTCTATGTCAAAAGAAAACTTTTTCATATGCTGTACAACGGCTCCTGTATGAACATATAGTGGAATACCTGCTTTTTTCATTTTTCTAAAAAATATAATATCTTCACTTATGTACTTATCTCCAATATTTTCTTTTTCTGCAAACAAAGAATATCCATCACTGTTTTTACGCATTTTAGAAATAATAGACCTATGCATCAAAACAAGTCCAAACCCTGCAAGATCTATTTTAACAACTTGATTTGTTGGAATATTATTTATCATTTCTATTTCATTTTGAAACAAAGTAAAGCCCAGTTACAACTGGTTTTGAGGTTTTGTCTGCAGTATCCCATAAAAGTTTTAAAATCTGGGGGGTTAAAATAATATCTGAATCTACCCATAATAACCAATCACTTTTACTATGATCTGCCCATGCATCAAATACTGTTTGTCTTTGTCTACCGATTTGATTTCCATGAGATCTTATTCTTGATACAAGATTAATTCCTATTGATGGAGCAGCCAGTAATGATCCTAATAGACCTTCAGTAAATTTTCCATCTACCGTGCCATTATCACACCAACCCATTGTTAATGTTTCTTTTGAAGAATGTGGCATATTTTTTCCTTTAGTAGATATCTATTTTATCATAGGTTATAAAAATTGTCAATAATAATTATTAAAAAAATATAATATTTTTATAATTAATTAAGTAGATTTGATGCCGTAAAGGGTTGCTGTGCTATGTTCTACTACAAGGTAAGAACCAGCAGTAATTCTTATTGAAGTGATTGCCGCAGTATCAGCCCATAATCCAGCCTCTAAAAAAGCGTATGCCTCACTTGCATTATTTTCGGTAACACCATCTAATAAATGAGATTTGTTATTACTGCCAGCATAATTTGGGATATAAATATCCCAATTTCCAAACACTTGAGCAGTTGCACTAGCACCGGGCTGTCCCAATTGTTGAATAGATGCACCGCTGAAAGTTTGCGCTACAGCAGAACTACCGTTACCCCGTAATTGTCTTTCAGAATAATTTGAACCATTACCATTGAAAGTTAAGCGAAACTCTTCCATAACTGCACCTGAACGACTACTTCTACCACTTAACTTAACTAATAAATCAGTATAGGTAGCAGGTATAGAAGTAAAATCTATATTGGTTGTACCACCGCTTCCAACCGTTACGGTTTGAATTGCTACGAAATTATTAGCCATTATGCCGCCTTAATTCCATAGAGCGTAAAAGTTGAACCCGTTTTAATGTTAGTGGCAGAAGCAGGTCTAATTGTTATTGAAGTAATAGCGGCGGTATTTCCCCACACCAACGCGTTGATTCCAGTTGCATCTCCAGCATTACCCCACCTTGCAACAACACTTTTCCAAGTTGTTGCATTAGAATAATTTTGAATGTTTGCTATTATGGGCATAAAATTAGTTGCGTTAGGACAATAATCTGCAATTTGAGGTAGTGCTCCACCTGTTGTTCCCGGAGTTGTGCTTATTCCAGTAAGTCTAGTAAAGCCGTAATTAGAACTTGTGGTATCGCCATTAAAATTTATGTAGATTGCATCTGTAGTAGATGTCGCCTGTATAGACGCTATCAGAACTAAATCGGTGTATGTGCCACTAATTGCACTAAAAGTATAGTTGGCTTGCGCAGATGGAACAGTATATGTGGCTATTGGTTCGTATGTTACCGCCATTATGCCACCTTTATTCCGTAGAGTGCGATACTTGTATATGTTTTTAAGTTCCCATTAAGTGCGCCTATTAGAATAGAAGTAATTGCAGAACTTGAGTTCCAAAGACCGCTTGAAAGACCTACTGCGCCAGTAACAGTATTTCCACCAAGCGTACGAGTTGTTTTATATTTATTTGTATTTGTATAATCTAAAATGTCAATAACAAAAGACCCAAAATTACTAGCATTAGTAGAATCATCAGCCAAAACAGTTCCTACTCCTGCTGATGCAATGTTTTGAGGATATTGTGCAAGGGCTACATTTGTTCTATCACCTTGTATGTAATGGCTTGTGTAATTGCCGGTAGCGGTGTCTCCATTAAATTGAATCTTAATGTTATCGTATGCGGCGATACGAGTACTTTTTCCAATACCTCTAATTTGTAAATGAGTATAAGTCGCAGGTATAGAAGTAAAACTTATTGATGCAGTTGTAGTTGATAAAGTTGTACTTTGAATAGACTCAAATGATGAAGAAGGAATAACACTAATTTGATCCCAAAAAGTAGTTCTACCACCAACTGTAATTCCATTTTTAATAGATGAGGTTTTAAAATTACGAGTGGCCATTATTCTATTATATCCCAGTTTAAATTTTCTTCATTCCAAGAATATATTTTGCCATCAGTAGGCATAGCAACTGGAGGTTGCCATTGATACTTGTCATCTAATGTCCAACTAGCAAACGGCTGTGGAGCATAGAATCCTGTACCGTCCCAGTGATATCCGATACCTGCATAGTTAAATCTAAAACCATTAGTGGCAGCATTATAGGAAGTACGCACATACACTTCACCTGTTTCTGATAGCATACGGTCTGCAAAAGTGTCCTCGTCTGAATCCATAGTCACAATAACTGAGGTAACTATGCCGTCTTCTATTTTTGCGTGATGTGCCATTTTATCTCCTAGAAAGTAATTGTTCCTGAACTGCTTGCTGTAATTTGGTAAACTCTATAGCCTGCACGTGAAGGTTGTGTGTATGTAAGGTTTGTAAGGGTTGCTGCTTTGTAAGTGTCAGGATAGGCAATAATTACAATACCAGAACCACCGGCTCCACCTCTGCCGTCTGAACCACCACCACCACCACCTGTATTAACTGTTCCGCTAGTTGCAGTACCAGTTCCATTTGTTCCGCTACCGCCTCCACCTGCTGGGGCAGTTCCTGCTGTACCGGGTGATTGTGCACCACCACCACCACCAGAAGCCCTTGTTACAGAAGTACCTGTTATTGAGGAAGCCGTACCCGTACCACCTGCGCCACCTGTCGAACCATCACCACCACTGCCAACTGCGGCAGAACCACCGCCGCCACCGCCGCCATAAGCGCTTCCTCCACCATAACCTGTACCGCCAGCATAACCTTGAGCAGGTGAAGTACTAGGAGTATTACCCGCTCCAGCACCAGTTGAGCCATAACTACCACCACCACCAGAACCACCAGAAGCCGCTGCAATATGTCCACTACCATTATGTGTACCACCATAACCACCGCCTGCTGAGGTAACAGTAGAAAAAACACTGTTTCCACCACTTGTTGCTGCGGGACCACTACCCTAACTACCAGCAGGTGTTGCATTTCCTCCAGCAGTTCCGCCGCTACCAATAGTCACTGTATAAGGAGTTCCAGCACTAACAGCAAAGGAAGCATTGGTACGATAGCCACCTGCGCCTCCTGCACCCCATCCACCGCCGCCGCCACCGGCAATTACTAAATATTCAACACTTGAAGGTGAAACTAATATACCAGTAGTTTGATCCCAAAAAGTACCTCTACCGCGATTATCAATATATGAAGTTGAAAAATTGCGGGTAGTCATTAATTTTTACGCTTCTATCCAGTCTAAAGTATCTTCATCCCATACATACATAACACCATCAGTTGGGTATGGAACTGGTGCTTGCCACTTAGCATCCTCATCTAATGTCCAAGATGGGAATGGTTGTGGTGCATAGAACCAGTCATTAGTTGGGTCGTAGTGATACCCAATTCCTGCATAATTTTTCCTAAAGTTAGAATTATAACTGGTTTGTACCCAAGTACCACCAAGTCCTAAATCCTCAGCAAGAAATTCTTGTCCCCTGTGTTCTTGTTCATTTGCTACAACAAGAACGCGAGTAACAATGTTGTTTTCATCTATCTCTGCAAAATGTGCCATTAACACTCCTTGAAATAATTTTATAATATAAAAAGACACCTTTATGTGTTAGTTTTATTATATCACAGTTATTAATTTGACTCAGTCTCCAAATCCATGATATACTAGTGAGTAACACCATAATTTATGGTGTTTTTGTTTCTAAGGAGGAACAGTCATGACAACTAATAAGATAGTGATTGGAATACTCGCAGCAGTAACTGGAATTGCTTTGTTCTCTAATTCTAGTGCTAATGCTGAAAATAACTTGAGTAGTACCGTGTCAAAAAGTGAAACCCAAACCGCTGAGGCGGTTTTTTCAGTTTCTAAGGAAGAAAATAATAAAACTAAGAAAAAATATAAATATGGAACCCCTCTTGAAAAAGATGAACTAATTAAAATATTAAAGTCTGTAGGGTTTGAAGGCTATTCCCTTAAAGTTGCTTGGGCAACAGTAATGAAAGAATCTATGGGTACTCCTAACTCTTGGAATCCAAATAGAAACACTGGAGACAACTCTTATGGATTATTTCAAATCAATATGTTAGGATCAATGGGTCAAGATCGACGGGATAAGTTTAACCTAAAGTCTAACGAAGACTTATTTGATCCAGTTAGAAATGCAGAAATCGCTTACCATATGAGTGATGGTGGTAAAGACTGGTCTGCTTGGAAGGGTATTACTTGGAAGACTAAAGAGTGGTTAGCAAGGTATCCTGATTAATAAGTAATATATTTTTTTACTTAGATTTTCCTTTAATCCACCAATGCATTTTTCGTCTTTCTCCATACGGATGCGTATGTTTTTCTGCAGGCATTCCCATAGGAATCATTTGAGGTATCTTAACAAAATTATCCTCTGTAATTCTTACATTCTTTAAATGTGTTGATGTTGCTTTAGTATTAATTGCAATGTTGAATCCTAGATCCCTTGCCTTTTTGCAAAAATAAATATCTTCGCTTATCCAGCAATAATATGGATATCCCCAATACTCATCTTGAAACCATTGAGGCATTTTATCAAGATTATTTTCTTGTATTGCCTTATATACAGATTTATGAACAAGCAAAAATCCTGCGCCAACAGAATGTAAATCATCAATAACTTCTTTATCCCAATCAGAAATCCAAAACCCTGCATCTGGATACTCTGGATTTTTATACTGTCCAGATAAATATAATCTATCATTCATTGGTAAAAAATATGAGCCAGAAACGATTGGCCTATTATCTTTGTCTGCACTCTGTATTAATGTATCAAAACTTTCTAGGGTTACTAGAACATCACAGTCCATTAATAAAAGCCAGTCTGCTCCTGTTTTTAAAAAGTTTTCAACACAAGTGTTTTTATTATTAGAAAGATAGTGGCCACTTGCAATAACAACATCTTCAATTTTATCTCTTCGATGAAGTAATAGTTGCATCATAAATGCAACAAACCCAGTATAAGCAGAACCAGTATCTGGCCATCCAATAACTATTTTTTCATTTTTATTCATAAATACTCCTTGTTTACTCTGCTATTTTTTTTATAAAATCTATCG